ATATTAATGCCATTGCCAATATTACCAAGACTACCGAACCTCCACGCACCGCGGAGCCTATACAGGGTGCGTTGATTGAGGGGGTGCCTGTCCAGGTCGTTGCGCAGTCGGAGGGGGCCACGCTCCATGCTGTCAAGAAGAGGTGCGACCATCTCCCCCGGAAGGACATCAGTGACATGTTTATACAGGGTCACGATATGCTCATGGGGAAGATCCACGAGCGCGAAGAGATACGTTTGGATGGGGGGATGATTCGGGCTTATCTCGATGAGATGAGCGGTGAAAAGCGGGAGCGGTTGCAGGCGTTGCTTGACTCGCAGGACTTCACTTTGCCTGGTTACACAGACAAGGTGGTCTTTGCTAAATCGGAGGTATTAATTAAAAACGAGGGCGCCCAGCCCCGTGTCGTCTATCAAGGAGGCGACATGTACAATTTAACTATGGGCGCCGTAGTATACTATCTGTCACGTCGTATTGCAGAGGAATTGTCACGCAGTAATCCCAAGAATGTCGGGAATGAAGTCTTATACTGTGTTGGCATGACTGCAGACGAGATAGCGGAAATAGTGCATCATACTCCCGGTGAAGCCTTTGAGAATGATTTCAAGAATAACGACGGAACCCAACCCGCCGGAGTTCGTAGAAAGGAAGCCATGTTTTACTACAAACTTGGCGCACCAAAGTGGTTTGTGAGGGAGTTTGCTGCTAACACCGGCGTTCGTGTGTTTACACGCTATGGTGTTAAGGGGCGAGTGAATGGCCAACGTTGGTCCGGTGAGGTGACAACTACCACCGGCAACGGTTACGTGAACGGTTGCATTTCTCTCGCTGGCTTGCAGCAAGCGGGTATCCAACGCAGTACCACTTTGATATACGGGGATGACCATTTAACGTACACTCAAGAGAATAGGGAGGATTTATGTACCGCCCTTGAGAGTGTATCTGATAGCATCGGGATGAAGGCCGAAACTAAGGTCGTGCAGAGCCGGAGACAAGCTACTTTCTTGCGAAAGCGCTTCGTCCCGAGCGTGAACAGAACGTTCCCCGTTCCGTCATTTGGGCGCGTGTTGTCTAAACTACCGGTCAGAGCTTGTTTTAACCGCTCTGTCTCGGATGAGGATTATATGGCTGGTAAGCTGCTTAGTGCCGCTTACGAGCATAGACACATCGCTTCTCTACGAACTCTTCTGTTGGAAACAGCCGAACAAATGTCGCCAACGCCTTACTTGGACATGAGAAATCAGGCCATGGCGTACAAGTATTCTGCTGAGGAGCTACGCACTATGACTGTTAATGCAAGCACCATTGACCCCGACTACCTTGGTTCCTTTCTGCACGCCGTTTACGGTGTGTGGGAGCCGGAGCTTGTGGAATGTTACGTTTCTGTCTGTGACGGTATCCTGGGTTTCCAGAGAGTGAACGCCGGGCGGAAGCGGGGCAAGGCCGAAAGTGTGCATATTGCGCCCAAGATACCTAGGGCTTTATGGGACACTGCTTTTGAGTCTATAGTGACGGTTGACGTTTCTTTGTAGTGAATTCGATAGACCGCTGCGTTTCGTTGGTTTAGCAGTCGATAACAAAACTTACACACCCCAACAAGTG